GCGTGACGTTGCGGCCCTTGAGGTGCTCCCACATTCTGGGGTGGCAGCAGGAGGCGATCAGGTACTCGACGCCGGCGATGGAGTTCTGGACGAAGCGCGCCTTGTGCTCGCGCGGGTCGCATTCGACGTGGTGGTCGGGATTGATTCCACCGCCGATCAGGAAGTCGTGCGCCCCAGATACCGTCATCAGAGGATGCCGCACCGCGGTCCATGTACGCTTGAGGCTTGGCCCGTAGCAGGCCAGCGTCAGAACAGCATCGTTGAAGTGCTTCGCCGGCTTGAGCAGGGGAAAGCATTTTTCCGCGGCCACGCCCATGTTGCGCAGGTATTCCTCCGGACCGGCGGCCGGGAGCGTTGGAACCAAGCGCCTCACTTCACGCCCTCCACGCGCATGTCGCGCGCAGCGATGTGGAACACAGGTTCCTTCACCTGAACGTCGTTGAACCCGGTCTCGCGCAGGATGTCGGCGAGCTCACCCTTGGTGTAGCCCCACTTGTGCAGCATGTCGGGCTTGGGGTCTCGTGGATCTCCGTACAGCCCTAGGATCGTGTAGCGGATGTTCTTCTCGCCGTTTACGATCAACTGCGCGATCTTGTCCACGCACGGCACTTCAATCGCAATGCGGCCTCCAGGCTTCAGCACGCGGAACCACTCGGCGAGCGTCTGCCCTGCCTCTGACCTATGCAGGTGCTCGAGGCAGTGGATGGCGTGCAGTTCGTCGGCATAGTTGTCGGGAAACGGCAGCTTCCTGATGTCCGTGATCTCGTCTTGCTCGCCATGAGCATCGCAGTTGATGGCGTTGGGCCAGAACTTGTCGCCTGCGCCCACGTTCAACCGGATCACAGCGCCCCCAAGAGATCGGCCCACTGCTTGCCAATCGCCGCGGGCGAATAGCGGTCTCGAATGTAGTCCTGCCCCGCACTCACCATGTCGTTGAGCTCGTCCCGGTAGACCTTGTGCCAGCGCATGCCGGTCGGGAAGTTGGCGGTCCAGGCGAAGCGGCGGAACTCCTTGTAGGCCGGATGCTGGTCCGCCACCACGAAGCAGCCCATGCGGATGGCGTTGATGAGGCGGTTGGCGGACTTGTAATGGGCGTGCTTCCTGGTCGGCAAGACCACGATGTTGCAGAGAGCAAGCTGCTCTTCCATGGTTTCGATCGACCACTGCAGCGTGTTCTCGAAATACTGGTTCGGCACGCTCACCACAGTGAAGTCCAGCCGGTCTAGCACCGACTTCCACGGAATGATGTCCTTCAGGTTCCCCTTGTGCCCGAACCACAGGTATTTCTCGCCGTTCGCATGGGGCTGGAGCTCGTCGAACTCGTAGGGCTCGGCAATCACCTCCGCAGACAGTCCTAGCCGCTGCTTGACGCGGTCCGCCATCACAGGCGTCGGGGTCACCACCTTGTCGGCAAAGCGCGTCACGTCGTGGTACACGCGAGAGACCGTTGGGTTGTCGAAGTGGTCATCAGCGAGGTCCACCACGATCTTGCAGCCCGCTGCCTTGGCCTGCTTCGCCATCTCGATGTCGTAGGGGATGGGCTTGGAGAAGACGAGAATGTCGGCCTCGCCAGCGTTCACCGACGTCTTGAAGCCGTTGATCTTCCCCACCTCCGCGGCCGGCATCACGGCGCGGTAGCGGTAGGTCGCGCCCTTCCCCGGCTGGTGGATCCACGCAATGCGGGTGTTCACGTCCTTTTTCCCGTCCGCCTGCGCTCTTCGATGATGGCGGCGATCAGCCCATCGCCCTTCGCTTCGAAGGTCGCGCCCGGGTACATCTGATAGCAGCGCTGGAAGTCGTCAGCCTGCTGGGCAAGGGCCATCGAACAGACGAACTTGCGCTGGTTCGCCCCGACCATGACCTCGATGGTCTGACCAGCTTGGGAGCCGTCCACTCGCTTGAGGCCGTCATCACTCAGGCAGGAGTCGTAGCCGTACAGGACGAACTTGCGGAAGCCGAGGAGGTAGAAGAGCCCGATCGCCCTCATGCCGGAAGTCGTGCCGCCACCTACCAGCATGCGAGCTCCAGATTCCTCGAGCGCCTTGTTCTCCTCCTCGACGCTCCATGAGTGCCACAGCATGACCTTGCAGTCCTTCAGCCACTCAAAGGTGTCTGGAGAAACCCGGGACGCGAGGAGATAGATGGTCTGGTCGTTCTTCAGCTTCAGGTCGCGCTGTGACCTGTCCCGCGGCTCGAGCGACACGAAGATGTCTGGGGTGATGCCTTGGGAGCACAGGAAGTCGTGCGCCCCCTTTACTGCGATGATCGGCCTTCCCTTTTCTCGCTCGCCCCTGATCTCTTCGACGAATGAGGAAACGGAAGGCCCGCTACCCACCAGCACGCATGTTCCATCGTGCGAGCAGATAGCGGGGTGAATCTCCGGCAACCCACGCTTGAAAGCAGCCCGGATAGCGTCCTGATGCTGGGACGCATGCCCGAACTGCTTGACGTCGATTGCCAGTCGCTCCATTACGCCGGGTTCGTGTACGGCAGCACCGCGGCCGGGAAGGCCGCGATGACCGTCAGGACCGTCGCGATGGAGGCGGTGACAGGCAGGTACACGCCGGCCACCAGGCAGTTCGACACGGTGGCGTCATCCAGCACGCCGGCGGTCGCCGTGGTGAACAGCGGCACGTTGTCCGCGCAGTCGTCCGCGAGGTTGCACAGCACCTTGCCCATGCGGGCGACCCAGCCGTAGTACGCCGAGGCGATCGACACTTGGGCGAAACCGATCTTCTTGCCGGTGCCGGCATCGTTGACGATGCTGGTCTCGGCCATGCGAACGGTGTTGCCCTCGAAGATCACCACAGCGGCGCCGGTAGAAACTTCCGATGCCGCCTGGCAGTACTCGTACATGCCGCCGTCGTTCGTGTGAACCAGCGTGCCGAGGCTGAACTGCGCCACGGACGTCGTCTTCGTGAGATCGACGCCGATTTTTCCATCGACTACGAAAGCCATCGTCGTCTCCCTTACTCGAAGAGGATGCCCTGGAACTGGAGGCCCGACGAGGTGAGGTTCCCCGCGAAGCCCATCAATTCCACGATGGCGTCCTGGTTGGTGGACACACGTTGCCCGCCGATCCGCGTGAAGTTGCGGTCCGAATGCGGGCGCCAGTGCATGAACTTGCTGTTCAGGAAGTACCCGGTGTTCGCCGGGCAGTTCCCGCCGATGCCGCCGTCCAGCACCACATCGGCATTCATGTACTTGAGCGTCGTGAACCCGGCTTTCGCCATGTCACTGTCTCCCGCGAATCGCTGGTTCGTCTGCTGCGACGCGAGGTAGAAGCCCCAGAACACGTTGTCGAGGATGATGAGGTCGGGGTGATCGGTGCCGCGGGTGCAGCGCGCCCAGAGGGTGTTGAAGCCCGTCAGGATGTTCGACGCCGAAGCCGACGCCGACAGCGCAGACGAGAAATCGAACACCTGGTTGCGCCAGAACGACCACGTTGCGCGGTTGATGCCGCCCACCGTGCCGGTCGCCGGAGCCGTCACAACCTGCGCCTGCAAGCCGGTAATGGCCTTGCCGTTCGCCGAGGTGCCGTCGCCGTAGATGCCGGCCGCGATGAGGTTCTGCAGGGACGATTCCCCGACTTCGATACGCGCGTCCAGCAGGTCGATGATTGCCTCTTCCCCGCTGTTCTGCAGCATCTCGAGGCCGGTGATGGTCACTGCAACCACCGCCTGCTTCGGGTCGTACTGGGCCGCGGAGATCACGTCCGCGGGGCTGATGTCCAGCACCTCGCCGCCGCTGTAGTAGCGGGCGGTGGCGTTGTCCTGGAACGAAAGCTCCTGGCGGATGGTGTAGCCACCGCGCCAGGGCTTGATGCGTCCACGCTGCTTCATCTTCAGCAGCAGGGCGTTGTTGTCGGTCACGTTGTCCGCGACGACACCCGTCCTGCTCTCGATCGTGGTCGCTACGACATCCGAGATGTCGGAGTTGGCGAATGCCACTTGCTAACCTTTCATGAACGGACCGCGCCCAATCGACTTGCGATCAGGCTCCTGCGGTCCTTCGGATCGACGGAAGCCGGCGCCGAGGCGGGGCCTGAGCCCTTCACCGAAACGGCGGCGGCCTTCTTCGCAGCAAGGTCTGCCTGTTCCTTGGCCCGGCGCTCCTCCTCCTGCTTTTGCAGGCGAAGCTGGCGTAGTGCTGGCTCCTTCCAGGACAGGTTTTCATATGCGGCTTCCAGCACTCGCCTCGCATCCCAGTCCGGGTGAAGGGACTTGGTGATCTGGATCTCGGCGGCGAAGCCAGGCTCCATGGACGGCTCGAGGGGGAATTTCGGTTGACCCTTTGCGTCAACGTCCCCCATGAAGTCCTGGACGGCTTTGGCGTTCGATTCCTGAAGGCGCTGCTGCTCTGCCTGCTGCTGCTGCGTGAGATACCCGTGCACTTGCTCCAGCCGACCGGCTAGCTGCTGCACGTAGGGGTGAGCGGTGATGTCCGGCATGGCTTGCGCCTGCGGGTCAATCTGCTGCCCCTGCGGCAACTGCACCCCGAACTGCTGGCACATTTGCAGTACTGCATTCGTTTTCTGCTGCGGACTCCCGGTTCTGAGAAGCGCAGCGGTCTGGAGGAGGGAGGCCACGGCTCGTGCCGGCGTGCCGCCCTCGGCCTGGATCATGGGCAGGTACGGCGCGATCACCGCCTGCATCTCCTCGTGCGCCTTCGCCTTCTCGGCGTATGGCTGTGCGGCCTTCCCGGCGGCCTCTGCCGCTGTCCTGTCGAGGCGGGCGAGCTCTGCCTGCACCTCGGGCGGCAGTTGCGCCCAGCGCGCTTTCATGGCGACGGTGAGGCCCGCAGGAGCGGGGATGGCCTTCTGCTCTGTAGGTGCAGGCGATGCCGCGGCACCAGACGGGACCGCCCCGCCCGTTGCCGGAGCGGGCGCCTGCGTTGTCTCTTTCTTCGGGACGAAGCGTCCCTTGTCGTCGATTTCCCGGCCGGCAGCGTTCTTGCGCGCCGCTTCGGACTTCCTGAAGGCTTCCTTGATGACCGCTTGGCGGTCCTTGGGGTCTGCCTTGACCTCGGATGGGGCGGCCCCGGGCGATGCGGCAGGCGCCTCGCTGGGCGTCGCTGGTGTTGGCGTCTCCGACGCCGGGGCCTGTTCGACGACTAGTTCTTGTTCTTGCTCCATGTGCTTCCTTTAAAAGGAACCCCGCCCTCCTGTTTTAGGCGGGGGTTGCGCGTGTCTCCCGACAGGCGCGGGTTGCTCATTTGCGTCGATTCGCTCGCACGACGTTGTCCAGCAGCGCCCGGACTTCGCTTCTTGGCCTGCCGTACTTGGTGATCTTGTCCAGCGCCAGCTTCACGGCTTCCTTCCGGCCTGCCGCCTCCACCCCTTTCGTGTGAGGCATCCGCACCTCGCTCGGGTGCTTGAGGTCAGCACGCGAGAGTTCCACGCTGTTAGTGCGCTTCAGGTGCTCATTCCACTGCGCCCGGCTCTCGATCCTCACGCCGGTATTCGCCACGAATGGCTGGATGTCCGGCATGACGTGGTGGGCCTCTCGCGGGCCTTCCTGCTTCTCGAGCCACGCCTCCCACACCCCTTTCCCGAGGGTCGGTCCCCAGTGGGCTGCGAATGCCAGCGCGGCCTGGTGCAGTTCTAGGCTCACACCGCCCCCTTCTTAGGCATGGGGATGACTTGAGGCGTCATGGCCTGCACCTGCGCGGTCTCGAGGTCCGTCTGCGCTTGGATCACCCCAGCCACTGCCTTGGTCTGCTCGGCCTGCGCCTTGATCGGCGCGACCATGCGTTCCGTCTCCGTCTGGGCCATCTTGGCTTGCGCTGTGGCCTCCGCAGCCACCTGCTTGGGGTCGGGTGGCTTGGGCTGCGAGATCGCCTGCATGGTGGCCTGCAGCGACGTCTCGAGCGCCTTCTCTACCGAGCGGCCGGCTCGCATCCTCCGCGCCGCGAAAAGGATCACCTCCCCTATGAAAGGGGCCATGGTTGGAGCCTGTGCCAGAAGCGGCGCCGCCTCCTTGAGAATCCCGCCTATGGAGGTCACGAATTCCGCGGCCTGCGCCTTCTCCTGGGTCTCGTCGATCTGGGCGAGGGTGTCGGCCTCGATGGCGATGCGGAAGCCGCGCAATTCCCTGCTCTTCAGCAGTTGGATGGCCTGCTCCACCTGCGCCTGGTCCTGCCCGTCCGTGGTGTCGGCGATGCCGGACATCGTCACGATGGTCTGGGGCGAGTAGAACCCGCAGATCACCTCGGCCTTCAGCCGCAGGAGCTCGGTGGCAAACGTCGCCACCTCGGTCTGCGTGGACCGCAGCCTCAACGACCCGAAGTTCGCCTTCAACTGCTGCGCCCCCAGCGTCTCGTCGGGGTCGCTAGACCCCCTGATGATGTCCGAGAGGCCCACCGTCTGGTAGATCACCTGCAGGCACTCCTGCCGAGCCTTGAACAGGCCCTCGAGCACGATCGCCACGTCCTTGATCGGGAGCCAGTCAATCGCCCCCTTGAGGCCGCCCTTCTCAGCAAAGGCCGCCCACGACGACACCGGGATGAGCTCGTTGTCGTCGGTCTCGTTCAGCAGACGCTTGAGTTCCTTGAACTCGGCGTTGTAGCCGCCGCGGAGCTTCAGGGCCCTCGTGAGCAGGTGGATGCGCTGCGTGATGACGTCGAGTTCTTCCGCCTGGTCCTGGTACTCGCAATAATCCGGCACCGGGACGAGCGAGCCAGTCGTGGTCGTGGCGAAGATCGGCTTCGGGCAGGGGAAGAACTTCTCCAACTGCAGCGGGTCGGGCTTCTCATCCAAGGGCAGCGGGAAGCCCTTGGCAACCCACACCACCGACTTCGACGTCTTGTCCCAGATCTCCCACACCTGCGCCTTCTGGGAAAGAGCGTCCTTGGGCGTCTCCTTGTCCGCGGTGCGGTCCTTCTTCTGCTCTATCGGGACCGTGGCGAAGATCTCGCCAAAGCGCTCAACGCCTTCCGACTTCGATAACCACACCCGACGTGCCACCCACCAGACCTCGTCCCACGTCCTTGCGGGGTTGTGGAGGAAGTCCTGCCAGTTGACGTAATCGCACGGAGCGCATTCGTAAGCCAGCGTCTCAAGCTGCGCATCGACGTCCTCCGAAACCTGCTCTTCGGTGTTGATCTTGGGCTCGTAGCGGATCCACGCCACGCCGCGGCCAGGGAGGAGCCTGTCCTCCACCGCTCCCGACATCGCGGCATTGAAATCCGGGTACTGCTCGATCTCGTACTCGAGGCAGCGCTCGAGCATGGTGGCGGCGATGCGCCCGACCGGATCCTGGTCCTTGTAGCGGCGCGACACCTCGGGCTTCGGCATGCGGCCGTAGAGCGCGGGCTTCAACACCTGTACGTTCGACCAGAGGATGTTGAACTGCCGCTTCGCCTTGGTGCGGTAGGTGCGGTCGTCGCGGTAGCGGTCCACCACCCTCTTGCCGCGGTCGTGCCACTCCTTGAGCGAGTCCTCGGCCTTGGAGATCTCCCCAAGCCAGAACTCGGCCTTATCGCGCCGGCCGTCCTGCTGCGTTTTTGCCGCCTTCGCCACTTAGTTCGTGAAGAAGAACGTCACGTCGATGACGTTTGCGAGCGTGGCATGCAGGCTGGTGCCGAAGGTCGCCGGGAATGGATGGAACCCGATGGCTGGCGTGATCGTTCCGCTCATCACCGTACCGGAGGCGCCACCATCGCGCAGGACGATTGTTCCGCCGGTGGTGGAGTTCACGTAGAACCCGATCAACTGGCCCGCGCCGGCGGACACCGCTGCGCTGCTGGTGATGTTCTTGTACTGGCCTGCTTGAATGACGGGTTGAGCCATCAGATCCTCACTTCTCTCGGTTGGTCTTGCCAGAGCTCGTCAAGCGATAGGGATTCGAAGAAGCGCGGTGGCGTGCCGGCCGGCTCGTCCACGCGCACGAACGGCCTCGACATGCAGGCGTAGCGCGTTTCGTCTGGAGCGTGGTCCTCGCCCTCGGTATCGACATCCTCAGGCTTCGCTGCATCATGCTGTAGCGCTGGCAGGGTACGGATCGTATGAACGCAGGTGGCGAAGAAGTAGAGCATGGCTCGCTCGCCATTTCCCTTGAGTCTCGCGCGCAGTTGATCCCAGCCGCTTAACGCCCCCTTCATCGCTACGCGCTTGTTGTCCGCTGGTCTGAACTTGACTCCGGCGCGATACATGCGCTCCGCGATTGACGGGCCGCCGTTCTCTGCATACGCAGCCGGGTCGATGACCGAATGGGTGATGTTGATTTCCTCGCCCTGCTCTCGCTCCAAGATGCCGGCCGCCACTTCCTCGGCGGTCATCTTCACGCCCACATTGGGCTCATAGGAGCCATCCGGCTTGATGCGGACCCCGTACCACTCCCGATACTTCACCAGCGCGCCGCGCGGGAACTGCGGCAACTCGCCATCGCTGATCGCGTACCAGCCGACAGAGAACGGCTTCGCTGAACCCCAGTCGCACGCCCTGAAGCGCGTCCAATGCGCCGGCAGCGGAATAGGCGCCACGACATGGCGCAGCAGCGAGAACTCGGGGAAGAACGACCCTGCGATGACGGTCCAATCGCCCTCTAGCCACGCGCGGACCAACTCTGGGGCGCCGCTCATCTGCAGGTTTGCGACGTAGTCTGAGCCGAGGTACTTGTTGTCCTTCAGCCTGGCTGGGATGTACACCCGCTCGCGCGACACCCGCTCATTGGTGAACGGGTTCACGAACTCGGTGGGGATGACCTTGAACCCCTTGGGCGCCGGGTCGATGTACCGCGCGCGCACCCACTGATGCCCAGGACCACCAGGGTTCCCAGTAGCCCTAAATCGGCACGGCACCCCATGCGCCGAGCGCAGTGTCGCCATCATCTTGAGCACAGGCTTGGGGTCAGGGAAGTTGCCGATTTCCTCGACGTAGACCCGCGTGTAGGAATGTCCCTGATAGTTTTCAGCGTCAGCGTCGCGCTCGAGGTACTGAAAAATGAGGCGAGCTCCGTCAGGAAACCTGAACCGCGGCGGATGGTCGGTGAACTTGGCGCCAAGCGGGATGAAAATCTGCTTCGCGCGCTCGATGGTGTCGATAAGCTGCTCTCGCTCACGCCGAACGACGATGCCAGAGGCCTTGTCACCGAAGCGGCCAGCGTGCGCCAGCCACTCGCCCAGCATGCCGTCTGTCTTCCCGCCACCCCTAGCCCCGCCATAGAACACCTCGAAGACTGGGCATGTGAGGAGTGACGTCTGGGGTCCGGGTTGCGGGCGCCATATCGTTACTGAAGCGTCCGGTTCTCGCGCTCCCACGCAGCGGAGTCCTTTGCCTCGGCTGGCACTTCAGCGATGTAGCGGTGGGCCACCTCACCGGTGTGCTCCACGCTTGTTAGGTCAGCCACGCACTTGCGCAGCAGGATTTCGATGGCTCGCACTTGGGTAGCGGAAAGCTCCACCTTGCCAAGTGCGTGATCCGTAAGCCGGTTGACAAGCTGACTCGCTTGGATCTTGGCCCTGATGTCATCTTGGTGCCGTGCGCGCAAGCGAGCAGCCATCAAGCCTCCTGCGCGCAGCCGGGGAAAGCTAGCGTCGCCCCCGGGCTCAACTTGAACTCAGGCACGTAGTAGATCGAGTCCTGCCCCACCGCCACGCCCTTCTCGTCGCACTCGCAGAGCACCTCCACCACGTTGATGGAGCGCACCGGGAACCAGCCGTGGATGTCCCCGAAGACCT